AAAAGGAAGATATCCCGAAGGTCACCCACTTCATGGAAGCGAGACAATTGAAATTAAACACATGACAGCGAAAGACGAAGATATTTTAACAAACAGATCTATGTTAAAAAAAGGAGTGGCAATTGATAGATTGATACAAAACCTACTTAAAGACAAATCTATTGATGCTAGAACTCTTTACGTTGGAGATAGAAATTCTATCTTAATTCATGCAAGAGCTTCGGCCTACGGACAAGACTACAAAACAAAAGTTAAATGTCCTTCTTGCGGAGAGACCTCTAAGTTTAAATTTGATCTTGCCGACCATACAGTTTACCACGGAGACAAGTGGGAAGACTTTGAGATTGAATTAACACCACAGGGTACATTTAAGACCACGCTTCCTTTATCGACAATAGTAGCTGAGTTTAGACCTTTAACTGGTATGGATGAGCTTTTACTAATCAAAGAGCAAAAGGGAAAAGATATTGAAAATATCATTACTAAACAAATGAAGATGTTTACCTTGTCTTTTAACGGATACACAGAGCCCAATATTATCGCTCATGTTGCAGACAATATGGTAGCGGCAGACTCAAGATACTATAGAGATTGTTTTAAGTTAATTTCTCCGGATGTAAAAATGGAAGGAAATTTTGAATGTCGTCATTGTGGACACGAGGAGGTCATGCAAGTTCCATTTGGAGCTGACTTTTTTTGGCCTGACCGATGAATACATGCAGAGCGTGTATGAGGCGTTTTTTACACTTAAACATTATGGTGGATGGTCCCTTTATGAGCTCTACAACCTCCCTGTAGGGCTTCGAACATGGTTTCTTGAGAGAACCATAGAGGAGTATAAAAAAGAAGCTGAACAAGCTCGTAAAGCCTCAGGAAAACGATGAAGTGTCGGAGATCATATCTCCGGCATTTTTTGCTTATAACTAATTACTTCATAACACGAGGCTTAAAATATGGCATTACCACCGGGAACACCACCAACGGGACCTTCAGATCCATCAAATGTTGAAGTTCAAGAGAATTACATTGAACTCTTGCTTAAATCTGCTAAAGAACAAGAGACTCTTAACAGACTAGAAAAAGAAAGAGCTGATTTGCTCAATAAATCTTCTGAAGCATTGCAGAAACAACTTGACACACAAAATGCATTACTAAATGTGATGATTTCTGAAATACCTGAAGTTGATAAGTTGAACCAACTTAAAGAAGAAATGTTAGAGTTGGAGAGAGCAAGGAAGGATTTTCAAGAAGAGCATAAACAAGATCTTCTTGACATGCAAAGATCCATTTTGGAGAACGTTGAAGGCATGTCTGAACAAGCGGCTTACCTGCAAGCCACACTCGAGCTTGAGAGGAATTTATCGGCGGAACATGCAAAACAGATTCAAAACAAACAAAAAGAGTTAGACACTATTAAGGCACAAAGAGATGCTTTAACAGAATCCGTGTCAGCCGAAGGGGAATTTGCTGAACTTGGTAATATAAAACTATCTAACGGAATGAGTTTAGCAAGAAACCTAAAAGAACGAAACTTAAGCCAAAAAGAAATCACAGAACTCATGCTAGAGGCTAGAGGTCTCAACAGTGATATGATAAAGCTTCAAGGAAAACTAACTGGTCATGCGGAAAAAATGGCTGGGTCACTAGGTCTTGCTAGAGATGCTTCCGATACTACTCTTGGAAATTTCATGGAGTCAGCCAAACAACTTTCACAAATGTCTGCTGCTGGTTTTTCAATGGGTGATGCTTTAGGTGCCGCTTTTGGACAATCTTTTAATTTATTAAATGTATTTGCATCACTTGTTGATATCATAAAAGACATGGTAGTTCAACTTGATCAGGTTGGAAAGCAACTTGGCGCCTCAACAGGTATGGGCAACGTTTTTCAATCTCAAATAATGACAACGTTTTCCGCTACAGTTCGAGGCGGAGCCTCGATGGAAGAGTCTGCCAGTGCAATAGGTGCTCTAGCCACTGGATTTTCAAAATTTAACCCTGAAGCTGAAAAAGTAAACTCTTCCTTAGCAACAACAGTTGTTAGACTAGGAAAAATCGGAGTTTCAGGAGACCAAGCCGTAAAAACAATGGACTTCTTTACAAGAACTTTAAGAATGTCTGAAGAACAATCTGCCGATTTAACAACAGAACTAGCGTTAATGGGAAAAGAAATGGGGCTTACCTCCTCGCAGATTATTAGCGACTTTCAAGCAGTATCATCAGACTTGGCAGTATATGGAAAAGGCGCAATAGATGTATTTAAAGACCTTGAAGCTCAAGCAAAAGCAACAGGTATGCAAATTTCCTCGCTAGTGAATGTTGCAAAACAATTTGATACATTTGACTCTGCTGCAGACAAGACAGCTCAACTTAATGCAGTTTTAGGAACTCAACTTTCATCTTTAGAGATGATGAATATGAAGTATGATGAGCGTGTAAATTACTTGAGGCAAGAAGTGTCTTTTGCTGTTGGGAACTTAGATGGCATGGATCAATATACTCAACAATTTGTAGCACAGGCTTTGGGTGTGTCCTCAGTGGAAGAAGCTCAGAAGATGCTCAATATGAGCCAGCAGGAATACCTAAAGTATCAGGGAGATATGGCAGAAGCAAATAAAACTCAAGAAGACCTTGCAAAACTAACAGAGGACCTAGTGCCTGTTCTGCAACAATTTAAGATTGCATTTATGGAAATTGCAACTGCTTTAAGCCCTGTTATTGTTGCCTTAACGTTTCTTTTTAACGCATTGGCGTTAGTCTTAAAACCTTTAGAAATATTTATTGATATTTTATCAAATGGATATGTTTTGGCTACTCTTCTTGTAGTGGGAATACTTGCTCTTGGTTACGCATACTTAAGTTATCAAATGTCAGTAGCGTTAGGTGTGACAGCCACCAGTCTTTTTAATTTTCAACTTACCATAATGCAAAAAAGATTATTAATTATAACAGCTGTATTTCTAGTAATGGGTGCCTTAATGGAGTATCTTGGACCTGAGTTTAACTTTATGGCGGCAGGAGTTGGAGCTTTGGCTCTGTCGATGCTTTTCTTAAAAACCCAGTCATGGTATGTTCATGCTGCTTTTGCGGCTCTTGCTGCAATACTGGCTCTTGTGATCAACCCTCCATTTGTTCAAGTGTTTGCGTTTATGGCCGTTGGTGTTCTTGCTTTAGCCGCAGCTTTAGCAGTTTTAAATTACTCCGGTGGATCATTGGCTCTAGGTCTTTTTGTAGCTATGTTTGCTGCTATTGGGCTTATTGTGTATAGTATGACAGATTTGTTTGAAATAATTGGAGAGGCGGCGCCACAATTATTTATTGCCGGAATGGGACTCTACGTAATCGCCGGAGGTATTGCCGCCGTTGCTTTGTCGATGATGGCACTTGGTCCATTGGGCCTTATCGGCTTAATTGGAATGGCTATGACCTTGACTCAAATGGGAAATGGGTTTGAAAAAATAGCCAGTGGTCTTGAAAGAATTTCAAAAATGAGTTCAGCATTATCAAATCTAGGCAACAATGGTATCATTGCCATTTCCTCAGAGGGCAATAAGATAAATGCTGTTATGGGAACTGGGGATGTAATGAATAACTTTTCAGCCGGAAAGATGGAAGTTGAAGTTAAAATGCCAAAAATGGAAACTCCAAAAATTGAACTTAAAGTTGAATTAATGGGAAGACAACTCGAAGCATTTGTAAAAGAAGTGGTGAATAGATAAGATGGCAATACCAGGACCATACAACGGCATAGATATAACCGAAAACAACGATAACTACGGATCTAGTTATTTAAATGCCCTTATTATTTGTGACCCATTTAACAAATCTATGATTTCTTTCAGAGGTTTTGTGTCTAGTTTTTCATATGACATGGGTAAAGAGATAAAAGAAGAAAATAGTGTTATTCAAAACTTCTACACATTTGCATCATATAATGGTACATTTGCAATAAAGATATCTATAGATATTCCTGCTGCAAATCCAACGGAGGCTAAAAATAATTTAGCAAAAATTGCCCACCTTCAATCAACTATCATGCCGTCGATCGTAAAAGGAGAGAGAGGAACATTTACTCAACATCAAATAGTTTATTTTTCAAATCTTATCAATAATGGAGTGTTGCATGCTCAAGATGCTAGTAAAGATTTTGGATTTATAGCAATGAAGCGTTATGGTTTATATTCATGGATAGAAGAAGTTACTTATGCTCCAGATTTTTCTTCAGGGTTTTTTGAGACTACCGAAGGTCTGTTACCAAAATATTACAAATTAGACATAACTATCAATCCGGACACTGAATATGGTTCTGCACTGACATCTACATATTTCCTAAAACCCTTCAACCAAAACGGACACTATGCTAGTTCTGATAGTAACTTTTTTCCTTTTTTAGTTCCGGTTGGGTCTAAAAATTTGGAATCTCATAGTTTCTCAGAATATTTTAATGAAGTAGATGTGAGCATAAATTCCGTTTTATCTATGGACATAATAAACAAAAGAGATATACAAAAATCAAAAGGAAGTTTAATATATTTTGCATTGCCAATAGATGATCCGACAACTGAATTGGGCACTAAGCAAAATGGTGAACTAAATAGACCATCATCAACCGATAATAATTATAAAATCAGAAGAGAGTTGGTATTTCAGCCATTTATAGAAAGTTTTTCTAGAAAAGTTTCTGTTCACTCAGACAGGCAAAACGATCAAGGACAAGTCCTAGATCAAACATTGACTGTTTTTCAAAATTTTAAACCCATGGAATATGAGTTGTCATTCCAAGTTCCGGCTTCCAATCTTACAGAAGCTAAATATAATGCATCCAAAATTCAATACCTAATGAGAATGTTTTATACTAGAGTGCAAACAGAAAGAAATACTGATACTGAATTATTATATTCTCTAAAGGTTTTTGTGCCGTCATACATCGGCAAGTCAAATCTTGAAACTTCTGATTTAGATCTTGCCTACAAAAATGGACTGACTTTACAAACTTCAAATATCTCTATAGATATAGACATTCAGAGTGGATTTTATACTTCTGGTAATTTTAAATATCCAAAGGCATACAAAGTCACAGCCACCTTTAAAGATATAAATTTTGATAATCAGAAAAAAATATTAAAACAAGGAACTTTGGTGGGCGGTGGAGTTGCTCGAGACTCAAGTGGCAAAATAAGAACTAATAATGACGGATCCATTGTGGTGACAGGCTCATTTCCATCAGGTCCAACAGTCAATGTAGACAATCCAAAACAGACTGGATATCTAAATAACAATATAGTATATTGGAAACCTGGAGGTTAAAAAATGAGATATTTAAATTCTAGAAAAGCATCAATTTCGAGTATCAACTATGATCTTTTAAAAACTAAAAACGAAAGAGAAACTGCAGTTATATATAGGACCATTGATTTTAAAGGCCTAAGAGACAAGCAGATACAAATTGTCGAATGGGGTATTTGGAGGCACGGGACATCTTTAATAAAGATAGCCAATGAAGTCTATGGGGACCCATCTTATTGGTGGACTATCGGCCTTGTAAATAATAAACCTACTGATCAACACTATAAAATTGGGGACATAGTATTCATACCTACGCAACCAGATATATTTAAAAATTCCATAGGAGAATAAAATATGGCAAATATAGATGGATTTAATACAGCAGCAACATCTGAGCAGAGAGAACGGGAGAGAAAAGCTGCTGAGCAGAGAGAAGCACGAAAAAAAGCAGCTGAAGAAGCAGCTGAGGCAAAAAAAGAAAGAGAAGCAATTATTGATAAAGCACCAACATTGGAACTAAAACAATGCGCTTTAATGTCAACGCTGTTTTCTGACAATCATTTATATGGTCACCTGTACCGAAACGAAGATGGTCAAGCTTGGGACAATAGAATTATTGGCTTTCTTGGAAATGCAGGATCCTCCAAGGCTACCGAGATAAATAATTATTTTTATGCCGATGACAAAATAAAGTTTTACTATGACCAAGGTACAAAACAAAAAGGTTTCTTTAAAGATTTATATTATACTTTCGTTGGTACTGATTCAAACATTAAAGAAATAAGACTAAAACAAACTTCCCAAGAGGATTCAACTGAGTTACACGACCTTTCTGAAAATCTGTCGAAAGCTTTAAATGACTATATAGCCAAAGGAAGCCCAGCAGGACTTGGAATTAAGGTTGAAAATTATGGAACTTTTGCAAATCCTGAGGATCTAAAGAAGGCTTTAAGAACCGCCACTGCTAATATTAAAAAATCTAACAAAACCATCACTAATGATAGCCCAGGTGCAAACAAAACAAACAAAGAGACTCATAACAACTACTACCTACAGAGTGTCAAGATTGATTATGACGGAACTAATCCATCAACAGCTAGAAGCGATGTTAAGGTCACTTTATCTTTTTTTCTAGAGAGTTTTAGTGCATTACAAAGATCAATGTTGTTTGATGCTAGTCAGTTTGATGATGGCTCTAGACAAGATTTTTTACTTAGAGATTTAATTATAGCAGGTATTGGTGATGACTCTAGAGGAGGTGCACTAAATGCTATTAAAAATATATATTCTCCATCTTCCAATAGGTTGAGAATAAAAGTTAAGCCCGAAACACACAATTCTGTTGAACAAGTTCCAATGATATTAGACTTGGCAATAGTAGATCATGAACTAGCAAGAGACTCTGGGAACCATGGTGTAAACTTGACAATTAATTATAGAGGTTATATGCAACAACTCATGCAGATGCCTTATGCAAACGCCTTGATGACCAAAGATATATTAGAAAAAAGAAGAAAAAGACATCAAAATATAAAAAATCTGATATCAAAAGAGTGTTCTCAAGCAACACTAAGAGAGATTTTAAGAATTGAAAGATCAACAGCAGAACTAGAAATGAGAGGGTCATTCTCTCATATTATGGAAACACTATTTAAATACGAGAGTATTAAAAGTTGGAAATTGGGTGAAGGGCACACCTTTTCAAGCGTAACTAAAGATATCATTAATAGTGGAAAAAAGAAATTAGTTGAAATAAATTCAACCGGAGGCTCTTTGGGCTCGGCAACTGCCGCCATAAGACACTCCAGTGATGATGAGCTAAAAGCCTTGGAAGCCGTCGCAGAAGAAGGAATAGAAGAAGCTAGCAAAGGAAATATGGCGTCTAGTATCGATGACACAATCAGGGCATCAAATCGTGAGTCTGCGTGGTTTGAGTGGATGGATGGTGGTAGAACATGGAGCAATTGTGTATTTTTTGGAGACTTAATTCATGCAATTACAGATGTTCTCTATGAACAAAACTCTAGCAATCCCATAACTGAAATTAAAGAAAAATTAAAATTTGTGATGTTTCCAATACACATTCCTGATCCAAATACAAATGGATCCTTTATTGAGATAAACCCGTCTATTATACCAATAGATTTATATTTTTTCGCCGAGTGGTGGCACGAAGTGGTTGTTAAAAAACAACTTAAGCACTATCCTATATCTGCCATGATGAGGGATTTAACTGAGAGATTGGTAAACAATCTTTTGTATGAAGTATGTGTATCCAATTTGTTACCCGATGAAACTCCTCCGATGTTACGTGTCAATTATTTTACATCTAATCGAAACTTGAGCTTCTTAATGTCTAAGAATTTTAATGCTAAAGTTCCAATTTTTCTAGATTATGATAAAGTATCTAAACCAATTTTCTCTCAAGTATATGAACCAACAGAAAAAATAAATCTCAAAAATATGAATGATACACATTATATTGTTATGTATGTAATGAATCCTCCTTATCGTCGAGAGCTTAAAAATGTAAAAAAGAACAAAGAATTAAGAAATAGTAAGTTTGTCCCTACCTTAACCCATGGTATATACTCTAAAGCCAAAACGTCTCATATCGATTCAGCAAAGCTTAATAAAACTAATTCACCAGGACTTAGAGAGGCCAGATACTTCAACAATTCTTTTGGGTCACTTGCATTAATGAACAATGTGTATGATCTTTCGTTTACTATTGCAGAAAATAATCCCAGTACATATCTCTTTCCAGGTATGATAATAAATTTTATTCTTACAGATTTTGCACCGAATGGGAACAATAGAGTAGACAATAGTAATTATCCAAATACTGATAACGATCCACATAAAAAAGGTACCCACGCACACACATTAGGTATGGGTGGATATTTCATTATAAAAAGTGTTTCATATGAATTACAAACTTCTACAAATGGTAACCCATCTGAACGATTTATTTTTAATTGTGATGCAAAATTCTTGTCAACCGAGGCTGATGAGATGCTTGACACGGATGAAAGAAAAATAATAGATGTAATAAAAACAGACCAAAATAATCAATGTAGGGTATCGTATGATGAGGCAGTAAAACAAAATATTATCGCTGTTAATGAATACAATAGAGACTTGCCTGATGAAGAAAAAATCGAACAACAATGGAAAAATGAAAACTTACAATCGATTGGTGATTTACCTGACCCTAATGAAAAAGCTACGGGCGATGGTGATGGTAAAGGCGATGGTGATGGAGATGCTAAAAAGGTTAAAACTATTGAAGATGAAAGCCCTGCAAATGCTTTGAATTTAGAAAGCTTTGGTGAATTGCTTGGCGGCGGCAAAATTGACAATGTTAAACTCGATGACTTTGATGCTGCGAAGAAAAATCAAACAATTGTGGTGCAAATACAAGAAGCGCCGCGTGACGATGGCTCAGCACCAGCTACAACAATCTACACTTTTAACACTGGTGATGGAGATGGTGTATCGGCCAAGCCTACACCAGACGCAAAACCAGACAGGACACACGTATTAGAAGAAGGTCAAACATTGCCAAATACAGAGGTACCAGATGGAGAATAGTTATGTCAAGAAATTTTAATTCAACAAACAAAAGTAATTCCCATAGAAGATTTTTCTTTAGATCAAAGTGGGGCATGGAGGCCTATCCGGATAATCAAGGCGCCGGTCACATATCTGTCACTGATTATCATTTCGCAGAACGCACACATTATGGCGTGATTGATAATGAGAACAATGCTATAATACCCAATGAAGACTTTATTGTTGAAGTTGGAAATTTTCGAATGTTTGATTTTGTAGCAGACTCTTATTCATTGGCAAAACTTAATTGTTTGGTAGCAAAAGAAAAAGGTCAGCTTTCAAATGGGGGAGTGCTATCGGAAGGTTTTGGGATTATGTCTGCATATCAGAATCCTAGAGTTAAATATGGAAAATACCTAGACGATATTTTCCAATTTTACAACGAAACACACATTCCAAACTCAATTGGTACTAATAGTATAACATCTTATCAAGCGTATGTCAACAACTTTTTTTCATTTTTTTTAAATCAAGATACTTTAAGCATTTTAACGCTGACCAAATGGGTGACATCAAACAAATCATCCATCCTTGATACTGGCTTAGGTTTTTCATATGCTGATATACCATATGATCATGATCAAAGAAAGATTGATGAAATTATAGACTCATACGATTTTGAATACATAAAAAACTTAGCCTTAAATACTAGTTTTTCGATTATGAAATTTAACCCAAACATTTTAATATATGATCTCAATGGTCCAGCGGGTGAATCTATAAGGGGATCTTACGGATTGGTTAATCTAGATACTTTATTTAAAGAAAGGTTTATAAAAACATGTACATTAGATAATGATATATTATATAATAAAATTAATATATATTATAATAAATATGTTGAAAAAAATTACTTAAATAGAGTTTTAGACGTTGAAAAATGTAAAACTGTTTCAAGCTATTTCACATTAGAAAAAGTAAGCTTATCCAATAGGCCATATAGTGATGATCAAGAAAATAGCCTATATATACAACTAAGAAACAAAGAAGAGGGTAGCCCATTTTCTCAACCAAAACTAAAAGAAATTCACAGAAAATCAAAATATTTTACAAAAAGACTTGACAAACCCTCAGCAATAAGTTATATTAATAATATGTTTCGAGATCAAATATGGAACAAAAATAATGGATACCATGATATCAAAGCAAAAATAGAAGGACGATCGATTTCACAAAGCCCTGTTGTACAAAATCGTACACCAACAGGTCAATCCAGTTCAAACAGAAGAAACACCAGCAGGCGTTCTTCGAGTGGAGGACGAAGCGGCGGCTCTTCATACTAGGAGGACAAATGATATTTCAACTTATGGACAGCAAAACAGATTGCGCTGGAACATACTTCGATGGACACTTTATTTGGGATAAGATCCCAGATGGAATCACACAAACTTGGGCTTACTCAGAACACCTATTCGGCAGAGACATTGACTATGCTAATTTGCTGGTGTCTGGTAGGTCGATAGATGACGTTTGCCCCGAGTTTCTAAGGGAGCGTTGGGAGACAGCAAGCAAGCTTATCAAAGCTCATTTTAAAGGCTGTAACACGGCAAAAATAAATATAGATGATGTGTGTTTTTACGAGATTGTTCCGAGAAAACATCTTCAACACTATTTTGACACGAAAAGCCAAATAACACAATGGGTGTTCGACAACCACGAGAGACCTGAGAACTATTATTTTCTCAAAAACCTCCAAACAGCGGTTAAGGAACTGAAACGGCATCCCGTCAACCTTAATGCTTTCGGAGTTTACTGCCATTCAGCAGATGACTTGAAAGCAAAACAACTATATGACCAGTTTGGCGAAACAACCCCATATGTCGACTACGACATATTCGGAACAGTCACTGGACGAATGACAACGAAGAGAGGGTCCTTCCCTGCTCTCAACCTCAAGAGAGAACTTAAGAAACATGTTCGACCGAACAATGACGTTTTCCTTGAATTGGATTTTAACGCTGCTGAGATTAGAACAATGTTGGCATTACAAGGACACGAACAACCTGAGGAGGATATACATGAGTGGAATATCAAAGAAGTATTTAAAAAAGATCTTAGTCGAGATGAAGCCAAAACAAAAATATTCGCATGGCTGTACAACCAAGAATCGAAAGCTATTAAATCGAATTACTACGACAGGGAAATCCTTCTCGAAAAGTATTTCAAAGAAGGCGTGGTCGAAACACCATTTGGAAGGTCAATTGCTGCTCCCGTTCGTAAAGCGCTCAACTACCTATTACAATCAAGTTCATCAGATAACACCCTCGAACGCTTTATCAGAGTTTCTAACTTCCTTCGAGCCACAAAATCGCATGTTGCATTTGTCGTTCATGACAGCGTGGTTATTGACTTACATAAAGACGACAGAAGATTAA